AGGAGAGGAATAATGGAAATGATAGTAAGTGCAGTAACGTACATAACAATGATAGTAACAGTAGCCAGCTTAATAGCTGCATCAACGCCAACGCCTAAAGATGACGAATGGATAGCCAAACTGTATAAGTTTGTTGATCTATTGGCTTTGAACATAGGCAAGGCAAAAGAGAAATAACATGGCGTGGCTACCTAAAACTTACAAGTCTACTTTAAAAAGAATATCTCAAGCCTTCAGAGGCGTGGAAGATAAAGAAGTCAGAGCTAGAACAGAAACAGGTCAGTATGTAGGAGATGACAAATCCACACCTGATATTGATGAGGCCTACACCACTGTAGAAATTAAAAAAAGAAAAAAAGGCAGACCGCCTAAAAAGAAATAATGGCTGTCGGAGTAAAACATTATCTAAAAGACGGTACGGCGTGGAAAGGTGCTTCTCATAAAATGGCTAATGGCACTTTGCACACAAACAAGAGTCACACAAAAACCAGCAAACCAATATTTCACTACGGAAAACTTACGAAGTCAGCTAAGAAAAAGGCAATGACACAACGCAGCAAATAATGGCTACCGCCAAAGACGCTCTTTATCAAATACAGTCACACGAAAAAGAGTGTGCAATACGTTATCAAAACATTGAGAAACGGCTTGATGAAGGATCGGATAAGTTTAAAAGACTAGAAAATCTGTTGTGGGGCGTATATCCATTTATAGTTGGTGCAATAGTTTTAACAAAGTTTTTATAGGTAAATAATGGAACAAGCGGTCACTTTTATTAACGAAGTTGGCTTTCCAATAGCGGCAGCACTTGGTTTAGGTTTCTTCATCTGGAAACTTATAAACCGAATCATTGATGGCATGGAAACCAAGCTGGACGTACTTGACGAGAAAGTAGCAGTACAGATAGCAGCAATGGAAGAAAGACTGGGTGGTAAATTAGACTCCCAACACGGTATCTTAGTAGCGTTGATAGACCGGATTCGTAGTTTGGATAATGAGATTATTCGTCAGGACACTATGATTAAGACAATACTGGGTGTACCACAGCTAATTAATATTGATAAGATTGCAAAGGCAGATAGGGATGACCAAAGAAAGGACTAAACAAAAAAAAATTGAAGATTTGTTGTTTGTCATCTCTTCAATAATAGTAATCACTGCCGTTGGCCTAGCGGTTATGTTGAGTGGTGCTTTAGAAGGTTCTCCAATAGTACATGAATTTAAAAACCCTAGCTTTAGTGGTATTGGTGCTTCTGCACATTATTTAACTGTGGACGAACAAGAAACGAAGAGGCGAGATGAACTGGCTGAAAAAATACAGTCTGAACTGGAAGAAATAGAGCGTGAAATAGAGAACAGCACCCTCAATAAGTTTCTTAACAATCTACAAAGCAGAATCTTCTCCAATCTGTCCAGAGACATTAGCGACATGCTTTTTGATGAAAATGGTGGCACAGGTGGAACAATAGACTTGGAAGGCAATCAAATCAGTTTTAGTAATGATGGCGAGTACATCACGCTTACCGTTATTGACCAAAACGGCAACATCACAACTGTAGTAATCCCAGTCGGAATTTTTGGAATATGCACCGTAGACTGTGGTATTTAGCCTTAATAGGCGTGGTGGCTGGTTGTGCTTCTTTTGCACCACCCAGAGCTACTGATTGCTTCTTGATAGGCGTGATCTGTCCAGAAGAAGCCAAAGTTGAAAGGGTTACATTACAGAAACTGTTAGACCTACCGCCACCAAAACAAAAGGCGGTTGTTGCTGTCTACGAATTTAAAGACATGACAGGACAACGCAAGCCTTCTAATAAGATGGCTTTGTTTTCTACAGCAGTCACCCAAGGAGCAGAAAATTATTTGATAGAAGCATTGTTAAACACAGGCAATGGTGAATGGTTTGTCCTGGCTGAAAGAAGTGGACTTGACCACTTAACAAAAGAACGCCAGCTTATAAAAAATACACGAAAAACTTACGATGGAGAAAAAGGCAACACCTTGAAACCTTTACTTTATGCTGGAGTGTTATTTTCAGGAAATATCGTTAATTATGATTCAGATGTTATTTCTGGAGGAAACGGTGCACGTTGGTTGGGTGTGTCCAATACATCTCAGTACCGGGTAGACGAAGTTACAGTTTCGTTACGAGCCATTTTGGTACAGACAGGAGAGGTGTTGTTGAACACAATCGTTTCTAAGACTATACTCTCAAGTGGTGTAAACAGAGATGTTTTTAAATTTTACGAAACAAACACGCAACTGTTAGAAATTGAGACTGGTTACACAAGAACTGAAGCCGTGGGTTATGCGGTACGATCTGCAATAGAAACAGCAGTTTACGAAATAATCCAAGAAGGCTTAGAAAAACAGTTTTGGGATTTTGATTACTCTTTGTTGAGTAAGGAGGAAGAAAATGAAAAATCTAATTAAATTGTTGTTGGTTTGTTTTGTGTCGGTGGCTCACAGCGGAAATAATGACATCTACCTCACGCAATCAGGTGGCGGTGCTTTTAATTTAACGATTGACCAGATAGGTTCAACCAACAAAGTTGGTACATCGGGTGCGAGAGTTACAATGGCTGGTTCAGCTTTAACAGCAAACTTTAAACAGCAAGGTGCTACTAACACTTTAGCTGCGAGCATATTACAAGGCAACAGCTCCAGTTGGACTATGTATCAGATAGGTGACTCTAATACGAGTACCTTAACCGCTGGCGGATCAGGAGCTGTAAGCTCATCAGACTTTGACTACAGTGCAACTGGTAATCAGAACATACTTACTTGGTTGCAAGGCAGCAGTGCAGCAGCAACGGGTGGTAACTTTGATGCAGCTATTACAGGTAACAGCAATGACTTAAACGTCAGATGTGAAGTCATTGGGTGTATCAATAACTGGAACATAGACGGCAATTCCAACGATTTGGACATCACTCAGATTGGAACGGCAGATAAGAGCATTACGTTTACATTGGTTGGAGATTCTAACAACATAGACATTGACCAAACCACCGCTGCATCAGGAGTAACGGACACCATTAATATCGTAGCAGCCTCTACAAGTGGAGTGATAAACCTAGATCAATGTTCAAGTGGCTGTTAATAGCCTTACTGTCTAGTACAACTTATGCAGATATAGGTTCTATATCAGAACTGCGTGGCAATGGTGAAGTGTTGCGAAGCACTGAGGACGACAAGCTCTTAGCAGAGCTGTCTCTTGGCATACTCAGTAACGATGACGTAAGGACAGGAGATGGCCGTATGGCTATACAGTTCTTAGACGATTCCGTTCTAAAACTCACTGAACATTCTAAGATTGTAGTTGATGAGTACATCTTTGACCCCAATCCGTCCAAGTCAAAACTTTCATTACGGATGGCAAGCGGTACTGCCAGATTTATAAGTGGCAGCCTTGGTAAGATAAAAAAAGAAAACATATCCATCAAAACGCCTTCAGCAACCATTTCGGTATTAGGCACGGATTTCACCACAACAGTTGACGAGCTTGGCAGATCGCTCATAATTTTACTCCCGGATGCAGACGGCAACAGCTCTGGTAAAATAACAGTAGAAACCTCTGCTGGCGTAGAAATTCTTGACCAACCGTTTCAAGCCACCATGGTGTCGGTTTCAGAAGCACCACCAACCAAGCCAGTAAAGTTGGTTGGCATGACATTAGGCTTAATCAACAACCTTTTAATTATTAACCAACCAGCAGAAGTAGAGCGAGCAATAGAAGATCAAAACGCCAAATCAACCAACGTACTTGACGTAGACTTTTTGGAAGAAAACTTTGATGAAGATGAATTAGAAGAAGACGAGCTTGAAATTGACAGGTTAGCAATAGACCTTTTAAACGTAGATTTTTTGATTGATTTGCTTGCGTTTATAGAAGGCGAAAACGAAGTGTCTAAAATAGGCGATGTAACCATAGAAGGAATTACAGCTGGTTACGATTCTAAAGCACAAACCTATTCTTTTGTAGAAGGTGAGATGTTAACCTTTTTCAGAAGCGTAGAAAACACGATTGATTTACAAATGGAAAAAAGAAGTGCTTACAACATACAAATTTTATCTGCTGGTAAATTTATAGACATTACAGTAAACGGAGGAGGAGATGGTACGATTATTATTAATCAGTCTGATTAGTTTGCCTTTGATTGCTGGAAACAACAGCATAAACGTACAGCACAAAGGCACCTCGTCTGTAATCAACATAAAGCAAGTTGGTTACACCAACAACGCTACGGTCTATTGTGGCCTAAGTAACGGTGTCTATTCTACCCACACTTGCACGAGGGCAGTCATTAACCTTAACATTACGGGTCATGGCAACACCACCAAGGCTTATTCACAATGGTCTAATCACACAGACAACGTATTTACGATTACACAAAATGGCGATAACAATTTAGGCTACCTTGATTTAGACAAGGATGACAACGTAGGAATCATAAATCAAAACGGCAACTCCAATACCGGCATAGTTTTGATGGCTGGAGACGACAACGCTTACACCATCAACCAAACTGGAAACTCTAAGTACGGAAAGATATACAGCTTTGGAGATGACTCTGACGCTACAATTACTCAGTCAGGAACAGGTCAACACAATGGTTACATCCGAAACTACAATTATGCTGACAACAACTCTTCTACTATCACTCAGTCAGGAAGTGGTGCTCACGATGCAGACATTTGGTGGTACCCAGACGCTGATGATGGCGTAGCGTCCATAACTCAATCTGGTTCAGGAGATCATACTGCACGACTTAATTTTTACACAGACGATTACAACGTAGGAGTAACCCAGTCAGGAGCTAACGACAAATCATTCACAGCCACCTATAACTGTGTCAGCAGTTGCACTAAGACGTTGACGATCACACAATATGATTAAGTACCTAGTACCATTATCACTCATACTTATATTAGTTCTGCCTTTTGTATACGAAACCACACCACTGGAAGTTCTCAAGCTCAAGACCTTTGATGCCCTAATACCAGAACAACAAGAAAGTGGTTATTTCACTGTACTTAACATTACCGATGATGATATAAATAGAGAGGGTGGCTACCCGTTATCCAGACAAAGGCTCTCTGAAATACAAACGCAGATTATAGATAGAGGAGCAATAGGTGTTGGATGGGTTGTCACCTTTCCTAATAAGGGCAGACTATCTGTTAACGGAGATCAGGCGTTTGCTGATGCTTTATCTCAAGCACCTAGTGTTTTAGCTATGTTTGAGAACGACAAAGGCATCTACCCTAAAACGACAGGCACAGTCATACTTGGTGAAGACCAAGGTGGTACTTTTGCCACAGGAGTCACACAGAACATCCCTATACTTGCACAGAGTGCCAATCAAGGTATTGCAGTTGCCAGAGCAGAGGTAGACAGTCTCGTTAGAAGAATACCTTTATTGCTTAGAACACCTGACGGTTGGGTGCCAGCATTTGGCACTGAAGTTTTAAAGATTTTAGCTGGAGCAGACACCTACGTTATAAAAACCAATGATAATGGTCTTGAAGAAATACGAGTAAAAGGCTTGCCAGCAGTACCAGTAGATTCTCTAGGTCGTAAGTGGATAAGTTTTGTGAATACTCCACAAACCGATCTTCAAGAAATGAACGTAGAAGGACGCTTTGTATTTGTCGGATTTACTGCTAAAGGCATCATGCCACAGATCAGTACACCTGTTGGTTATCTTGAACCCCACAAGATACAAGCTGCTCTTGCAGAGTCTATTCTTATAGAAAACAGCCCTTATGTGCCAGATTACGCCTTGGCGGTTGAGACAGGCATTTTGTTGGTTTCTATAGGTCTTATGTGGCTTATATTAAACGTATTTGGCATAAGCCTTGGCATTACACTCGGCACCGTATTAATGGCTGGTACGGCTTATTACGGCTTTTGGACAATACAACAAGGATTGCTTATAGATGTAACTTGGACGCTGATTGCACAGTTTATTACTGGTTCTACAGCCTTTTATGTGCGTTTTAGAGAGCAATACAAGGCTAGACAGCTCATAAAACAGCAATTTGGTAAGTATTTAGACCCTAGGATGGTCAAAAAACTGCAAAAAAACCCTGAATTGTGTCAAATTAACGGTTCTAGGGTAGATTGTTCAATAATTTTTACTGATTTAAGAGGCTTTACAAGTCTTTCTGAGTCTGTAGAGCCAGAAATGGTCACTTATATAATGAATTCTGTACTAGATGCACAAGTAAAGGCTGTAAATAAATTTTCGGGCGTTACTGATAAATTCATAGGCGATGCCGGTATGTTTCATTTTAATACAATTATTCCACAACCCGACCATTGTAACCTTGCACTTGATGCAGCCATACAGATAGAAGATAACATGAAAGAACTGAATAAAAAATTTGTAGAAGAAGGAATACCAGAGGTGGCGGTGGGCGTAGGAGTAAATTCAGGAATTTGTATTGCTGGAAATTTTGGAGCTACAGACAGGTTTGCTTTTAGTCTTATTGGTGACCCATGCAACGTAGCTGCACGTTTAGAGTCTGGAACTAAAGAAGCTGGTGTTGGTACTTTAATAGGACACGAAACTGCACAAAATTGTAGATATGTGTTAAAGTCACTACCAGATTTAAAAGTAAAAGGTAAAGCTAAAGCATTAAAAGTATACACATGGGCATGAAATTAACATTGATACTAGGATTGTTGTTACTTACAACAATAGTCGGTTCAGCTTACTACATAGAACGCTTGAATGACCAAATCTCTACGCTTAAAGGCAATCAAATAGTCTTAGAAACAGAAATAGAGAGACAAAACGAGTCTATAAAGAACTATTTAGAACAACAAAAGAATCAACAAGCACAGTTAAATCAACTAGAAGCTGACAAACAAAAAGCCATGCAAGACGTTAACAGGTTACGCAAAACATTTGCCAATCACGATCTTGACCAATTGGCTTTAGCTAAACCAGCTTTGTTACAAAAGAAAGTAAACAAAGCGTCTTCCAGAGTTATGGCTACACTCGAAAAATTAACAAACCCAAATCAGTTTGATGAAAAACCTAGCAGTAATTAGTTTAAGCATATTTATGGCAAGCTGTAGCTTGATGGATTCTGTAAAACCTGTAGAAGTCAGAAGCATTGCAGAACGTGCACCCTTGTATCATCCGCCATTGCCCTATCCAATGAGCTTGTCTAAAGTGGATTGGGAAATAATTACACCAGAACTGATGCAAGAATATTTAGACTTGGTTGCAAAGGGTGACGCTCCAAGAAAAGCATACTACGCACTTTCCAGCAAAGAATATGAGAACCTGTCAATGGACATGGCTGAAATAACAAGATACACAAAAGACATACTTTCAATAATCAAATACTATAGAGAACTAGACAAACCACAGGAGAACAAAGATGAGTAAAGCACCAGAAACTTTTGTTTACAGAGCTACCTTAGAAAGAGTTATAGACGGAGATGGATTTGTCCTGAAAGAGATTGATTTAGGGTTTAACATAAAATTAGCAAATCAAAATGTTAGAATGGCTGGCATTGACACACCAGAATCAAGAGTTAATACGAAAAGACAGCCAGAAAGAATTTCTGAAAAAGCATTAGGTTTAAAAGCCAAAGAAAGACTAAAAGAACTTTTAGCTGGTGATATAACAATTAAATCTTTAGGTCGTGGCAAATACGGAAGATTGCTTGGCATACCCTATGATTGCAATGGAAATGATATTTGTGCAAAACTTATTGAAGAAGGTTTGGCTTCTCCTTATTGGGGCGGTACAAAAAAAGCTAAAGTCAGAAAAGACGGAACTTGGGGAGAATAAAATGCAAATATCGGAAGAAGGATTAGCGTTAATAAAAAAGTTTGAAGGTTGTGAGCTAGAAGCTTACTTATGCCCTGCAAAAGTTTGGACGATTGGTTATGGTCATACCAAAGGAGTTGAAGAAGGCAATAAAATAACTAAAGAAGAAGCAAATTACATGCTACAAGAAGAAATGATTGAGTATGAAGGCTATGTTAACGACATGGTAGATGTGGAATTAAATCAAAGCCAATACGACTCTTTGTGCGCTTGGGTTTACAACTTAGGTCCTAACAATTTTAGAACTTCAACTCTCCTCACCGTGTTAAATCAG